CCCGAAACCGCCATCACCACGCTCTGAATCATCCAGTGCGTCCACGACTTCCAGACCTTCATAGGCAACCGGAATAATCACCAGCTGCGTGATCTTGTCCCCATCATGCACCACATAAGCAGATCTCCCGTGGTTGTAGAGCTTGACGATAAGCTCGCCAGTGTAGCCTTCGTCAATCAATCCAGTGCTCGTAATATTGTGTTTGACGTTAAGTCCACTCTTGCTGACGAAAAGCCCCGCATAGCAGTGCGGCAGCTGCACATGCACGCCAGTCTTGATGACACGCGAACCGTAAGCCGGGATAACATGCTCTCCCACCGCCTTGATATCAATTCCTGCATCTGTATCATGCGCACGCTCCGGCATGTGCGCACCCTTGTCCAATGCAATCTTCATAACGTATTCCTCCTGTGTTAATATGCTATTTCGGCAAATGGCGGCAGCAGCCTTGATAATTCACTGCTGCCGCCATTCAATGCCGTCCAAATCATCAGAACGGATTATCGTCCCAAGTATCGTCGCTCCAGCCGCCGAATGATCCGCCGCCCTGCTGCTGAGACTGCTGAGCTTGACCTTGCTGATGCTTGCAGCTACCGGCATTGAGCGGCAGCTGGTCAACGACGAACTTCACACGCGAGTGCTTCTGCCCATCCTTCTCCCAAGTGTCAACGACAGCATGAGCCGTCAAGCCCACAGTATCGCCCTTATGGCGGTATTGCGCGATAGTCTCCGCAGTCTTGCCCCATGCTTCGAAGTCGAGCCATGAGGTATCGTCTTTCTTGTAGCCGTTGACAGCGAGCCGGAAGCGAGCCACGCTCTTACCGCTCTGCGTCTGCTTCAGCTCCACATCCGAGCCAAGCCGCCCGGTAAAAGTGCAGTTATTGATATCCATCATCATTTCCTTTCATCCTTCAGCGCTGCAATGGTCGCGCTGTAACCATCCTTAAGTACATATTTAAGCAGCGTGTCTGCCGTGCCCTGATCGATAATCAGTCGCGTACCGTCAAGGCTAAGCACAGCCGATGCCTTAATCATGTCCTTCAGCATCGCATTGTCGGCTTTCGCTTCCAGCAATGCTGCATACTCTTTCTGTGGGATTGTTATAAATTGTTCAAATACGTTTCCTTCCATTACTCATTTCCTCCATTCGATTGTGTTTGCTGCGCTTCACGCTGCTTGTAGCAGTCACCGCACACTGTCATGCCGGTCTTTGCCCTAGTCCACTTGGCTACCGCTTCCGGCGACATCTCGCCGCCACCACGCTTAGCCATCGGCTTGATAGGCTTATGGCACAGGTCGCATGTGATGCTCTGAGACTGCTTAGACTGCGTTCTGCGTTGGTATTCATCCGTATCGGCATCCTTGGTGTCATCAATGCAAAACAGCCCATTCAAGGCGTATTTTCGCGCATAACTGGATGCAGTGCCAGTCACCTGACTGTCATCCATACCCTTCTTGGATTCAGCTTCCCTAGCGAAAGCAGTGTTACTGATCGATTCCGTGCCATCAGTGACTGTAGCCGTCGCCTTGACATAGACACGATTACCGACTGCAATCACGTCATCGCTCAAGGTCAGCGTCAGCCCTGCTTCATGCAGAAGCGGCTTGACGGCTTCGAGGATATCCTCGCACGAACGATAGTTATAGTGGCCGAAGTTGTTAGTTTGTCCCTTCGGTGCCTTGAGCTTGAACTGCACATCTCCAAGCGATTTAATCAACTTCTCAGACATTGTTTATCCCCTTACTTGATGCTGATGTTTTCGTGCGTCTCGATAGTGGCGAGATTGTCAGGAACTCGACCATCCTTGATAGCCGCCTTGATAAGCGTCTTGTTAGGCTTCGGCTCGCTGTAGGTCAGCAGATCGTCGGCATTCTCCGCAGCCCAATCAGCGAAGCCTTCGGCAAGCTCAACAGTGGAAGACTTGCGATAGCTCACCTTCAAGCGTGGGGAGCTGAATTTTTGCCCTTGAAGCGCATAGTCGAGCAGCTTCTTCAGTCGCTCAGCCTTGGCTTCCACGCTCTTACGTCGTGCAGCGAGGTTCGCTTCCTCTTCCTTGATGGCCTTGGCTTCAGCGCTCAGGTCTTTGAAATACAGACCGATGTTCTCGACCTTGACATCACGCTCCATCTGGAGAGCGTCGAAGGCTTCCTCGTCGCTAATCTCACCAGTCTCTGCATCGATCAGCGAGACGATTGCCGCGTCGATATCGTAAATTGACATGCTCATAGTATTTCGATTCCTCCCTTGGTTGGTAATTCCTTTAATTCTTCATTCGTGTAGTAGATTGGCGCATCGGGAAGCAGCTCGTTGATTAGGTCGTAGAGTGCTGCCAGATGCTCTTTGGTGGGTTTATGCCGTTCCATCGTCATCATCACCACCGAAGAGATAATCAAGGCTAGCATGACCATTATGCTGGGCTATAGCCGTGCTTATCTGAAGCATTTCAGACAGCTTCCACTCGGAAGCACCACGCAAAAGCCGGTAAAACGTGCCGACACTTACGCCGATGATTTCCGCGCACTCAGAAATCGTCATGCCTGAGCGAGCTATTTCAGCCTTGAGGTTCCTGTACATTCACTGCACCTCCTTCTTATGTGTGCGGTTCGCGCTCTTATGCGCTCACCTCGTATGCCAATCACTATACACCTGTTTTTGTCATTCCGCAACACAAAATGGCAAAAATGGTAAAAACTTTTATCAAACCTGACCACTTTTGTGTTTACTTTGACACACTGCCGTGTTATATTAAAGTAGCGCAAGGCGCAAAACGATGGCGTTTCGCCAAAATAGGAGGTGATTCGACATGGCATTTTGTGACAATCTTCGCGCACTTATGAGCGCAAAAGGCGTTTCGCGTCGAAAAATGGCGGCAGACTGCGGAATAAGCCCATCGGCTGTTAATTCGTGGTTTAATCGGAGCGCCGAGAATATCTCGCTACCGACGCTACTCAAGCTGTCGGAGTATTTCGGCGTGACGATCGAAGAGCTAGTACATGGCACTCCGCAACGGGAGATAACATTCAGCAACCGCATATACACCGACAGAGAGCTTGAGGAAATACAGCTGTTCGCACAATTTTTACTGCATCGAAGAAAGGACTGACATATGGATGGCATACGCTATGTATCTGCGTAAATCACGCGCAGACGAGGAACTGGGATACGAGAACACACTGGAAAGACACGAGGAAATGCTGAGAAACCTCGCGGCACAGACTGGGATACACATCGATGATACACACATATACAGGGAGATAGTCTCAGGGGAGAGCATAGAAGCAAGACCACAGATGCAGAAGCTGCTGAAAGCAGTCGAGATGGGATTATATACGGGAGTGCTTTGCATTGAGCTTGAGCGTTTGAGCCGTGGTGACGGAGCCGACCAGCAGCGCATCCTGAAGGCGTTCCAATTCTCCGACACTAAGATAATCACACTGACAAAGACTTATGATTTAGCTGGTGATGATTCATTCGATGAAGAGTTTTTTGAATTCGGGTTATTTATGAGCCGTCGTTAATATAAGATGATTAAAAAACGCCTGTATCGAGGAAGAATACAAGCGCAAAAAGAAGGGTATTTTATTGGGTCGCGTCCACCATACGGATACGACAAGAAGCGAATCGGCAAAGGATACGTGCTAGTGCCGAATGAAAATGCAGAAGTGGTCAGATACATCTTCCGACGCTACTCTCAGCGCGAGACAGCGGCTGACATACTGCACTCTCTTAACCGTATGGCGATACCAACAGTCACAGGAGCGCAATGGACTGCATACGCGATACGCGAAGTCATCAAGAATCAAACGTATATAGGGAAGATTAACACGAAGACGGTAAGGTGCGAGAAGTCCATAAAGGATGGCAAGGTCGTGCAGCGATGGCTGAACAACTATGAGCCGATTACGGTAGACGGGAAGCATGAGCCGATAATAGACGAAGAGCTGTTCTGGAAGTGTCAAGAAGTGCGTGACAGCAAAAAGACGAGAATAAAATCAGACCAGACGCTGAAGAACCCCTTCGCATCAATCATGTACTGCGATATATGCGGTAAGACAATGCGCAGAACGCATTACGACTACAAAGGCGAGAGAACATTCTACTATGGATGCCAGACATCGCGCTGCGAGACGAAAAACACCTTTACCCACGTCGTATACGATATGGTGATCGATGAGCTTAAGAAAGAGCTGGAGCGCCAGCAAGTCGTGTTGGCAAGCTACGACACGACACCTGAAAAGGACACTAGAAGAGACGAATTGGAAATGCTCAAAGCCGAGCTAGGCAAGAAGCAGATGATGCTGGAAAGGGCTTGTGAGGCATATGAGACGGGAATATACGACCGAACTACTTACCTTGAACGAGTGCAGAAGGTCAATGCAGCAAAAGTCGAGCTACAGGCACGAATCGAAGCACTCGAAAAGGACATAGAAGAGAGTGAGGAAAGACACGAGAAAGCCGTGCCGATCCTGACAAAGGTTGTCGAGGAAATGCACACTCTCACACCAAAGGAGCAGAACGACCTATTGAAGATGATTATCGATAAAATCACATACAAAAAGACTGAATCAGGTGCGGCAATAGAACCGGAACTTGAAATCAGTCTAAAAATATAATTTTTCTGACATCATGCAGGGACGCATTTATGCATTACTCCATGATGCCAGAGACATAATTAAGGCGGATAGCTATAAGTGCTACCCGCCTTTTTGCTTAGCTTACACGCTTCCACATATAGACGCTGAGATACGGGGGAAGGTTGTTGTGCGGCTTCCCGCCGCCTGTATTAAGCGTCTGGACGTTCCCGCCATAACCGACCTTCGACTGTGCCTGAACCGTCATATAAGGCGTGGTATTTCCAGCCGCAGTGTTGTAATTGTCAAGAGAGTGGTTATGGCGTGGCATTTCGTCAATGGTCAGCGTATGCTCTGCTTCGCCGCCGGTGCTCCCGGCAGCGTATGTATCATCTGCGCCGAGTAAGAAGCGTCCACCGATTCGCTCCCATGTCCCTCCGAATAGCGTTGCTGGATCGGTATTATTCACGCTCAGGTAAATGGCTCCTACCGGATAAGCGCCTTGAGCAGTGAGGAAGGCATTATCTCCGAGCTGTAAAACATTATTCGCAGCCGGGAAGCAATTAACTCCGACGCTGGACTTGGAAGTATCGATGAAGAATGTCGGGATGCCGCGCCCAAGCGTCAGCATCTGGGTAGTGCTTCCGAGCTTGTCTGCTGTCGTGATTTGCCACTCATACGCATAATCCCTCTCGCACGCCACAGTCGATTCAACGCCATTCGCCAGAGCCACTGTAGACCAAGCATCAGAGCTGCCAGACTTGCGGTATTTCGCCGTGAGCGTCACATCATTCTTGGCATCGAGCGACGCATACCATGCCGTCGCGGTAATGTGTGTCTCAGGCTCGAAATTATTCTTGCGCTTAAGCTCGATAGTCGATGTTGGCTCCCACCAAGGCTCCACCTTGACATTGATGATGGTAGACGTTTTAAGCCCACGCGAATCGATGGCAGAAAAGACAAGCGGCATGTCAGATGAAACATCGACCTTGCCGAAGTCAAGTGTCACCACGCTAGATGCAGTCTTGGTCACACCGGCAAAGGTGACTTCGTAGCTGGATATCGTCGCGCCTTTTTGAGCGGTTGCAGCGCCGAAAGTCACCTGCAAGTCCGATTGCCGCTGGACAATCACCTTGCTATCGTCTGTTATTGCGATAGTCGCCGTGTTAGCGTCAGCGTAGGATGCAGCGCCGAGGATAGGTGCCGCATCTGAAATGCTCATAGTACGCACCACGTCGCTCGTATAAGCTGTGCCGCCGATAGTCGTTGTCAGCCGGTAAGTAACCTGCATTGAGATACCGGTACAAGCAGCACGCAAGGTTTCCCGCTCCGCATCAGTCAGCGAGAAATTGTATGTCCCGCTCTTGCCGGTAATCGCATTAGCGCGGGTAATCGTCTTGCCGCCAAATACGAGTGATGCACTAGCAGTGAATCCACCAGAATTGGAGTATTGGAGCGATGGTGTGCCATCGTCAGTGAAATCATTGGCGCTGGTGATTGTCGCTTGTCGCGGGATAGCATCGAGTGTGATATTGCCAGACGCGGTAATATTACTGACCTTGACACCATCGAGCGTAGCATTGATATTGAACACGTCACGGATAGTGCATGTCTTGCTGCCGTCAGCATTGTGATTGACGCGATGCGTGGTCGTGCCGAGAGCAACCGAACCGCCCTTTCGGTTGATTGCTGGAGAGCTATACGATTGCGCCGCTCCGTCCACAGTACAGCTATTGGAGCGGCTACCGATATTAAGCGAATACGCTGAACCAATCACCAGTACATGCTTAATCGTAATGTCTGAGTAATTCCCGGCGATATTCTGCGATGCAGTCCAATTAGCTTGCAGAGTATAGCCGCGATATACTCCTGTAATTTGTCCTGAAAGTGCCATAATATTGTCCTCCTATTAGCTTAGCGCCACGAACGCCACACCATCATTATCGCCGCTAGTCACCGGCACGATTTTGAGCTTCCCGCCTACTGCAAGTCCCTCTTCCACGTAGCCATTGCGCATCGAAAACACGCCATTCCTAGCCGTGTAGGTAATCTTGTTTGCTGAATCGTACCCAGTCAAGCCGTTAGCCGCGCTGATGACGATATGCGAGCCGTCTTGCGCCCACATGGTCAAGCCCGAATTATCCAAGCGCCCAAGCGTGGCACCAGCTGCACTCTTGACAAGCATCACACCATTACCATTATACTGCCCACCGAGCGTAAGCGTACCGCCCTTAATCAAATCAGCGACCAAATTAATGACATTAATATTCTGCATATTAAGAGTGCCGTCAATCGTCCAAGCGCTAGTGAAATTACCGTTAATACCGCTGGAACTAAAGCCGATACCAGCTGAATTAATTCGCAGGACATTATGCGCCGATTCCTTTGGTAATGAATCCACTACAAGAATTTGTTCACCATCATAAATGACATAGCTTCCACCATAGAGATTATTTATCTTGCTTTCAGATTCATTTAGTCGGTCATTAACCGTGGTAACGATGGACGAATTGACCGCCTGTGCTGCATCGGTGGCTGTCTGCTGTACCGTTCCCATCAAGCCGGAAAGTGTCTGCTTGAATGTGCCGAATTCGATGGACGTGTAGCGTCCCTGAATGCAGTCATACTCGAAGCTGATTACATTGGTCAGCATGTCCAGCCCCATACGCTCGTCAATCACTTCGATGGTATCGCCAATATCGGTGATTTTTTCGAGATTAGCGCTCATCTTGTAATTGACCTTGGGCACGCAATTATCCTCAAGATACTTCTGCGCCTGCTGACGTAGATCGGCAAGGCACGCACGCTTATACGCGGTTTCATCGTCCTTGCCGTCAGGTGTCTTGTAGTTCTCTTGCTTGATATCGCTTTGGCTGAATTGCACCGTCTTGGTATATGGAACGTCATACTGTTTCGGAGCGTCCATGTACAATGATGCCTTACTATCCAGCGCATTGAGCAACAGGCCATTATCGCCTTCCGGCAATAGGCGAGTACAAACGTCTGACCAGTCATATGACGCTGTGATGCTCTTGAGATTCTTTCCGTACCGCACTACCACGCCATTATCAGCGCCGATAGACTGCCGGATACCGATAGTCCAACCGTCACGCACAAGATGACCACCCCACCGCTCCAAAACCGTCTGTATGGCTTCATACAGCGACTTTCGGACGCAGCGGAATGAATTAATCGTGTTGATATCGGAAACCGTCATGAAGGGTGATTTTGGCTCTGTAGCTGTATTGAGATGGTCTAGCGCCTGATTGCACGTCGAATCAACGACATAGCTATCAGCAATAAGGTAATTGGCACTGTCGAAAAAGACGTGGTTGCATTTGCATGTGATTTTAGTATGCGTAATCTCAGGGTTAAGTATGCGGAAAGGTTGCGCGCCTTGTGGCGTATCCGCGACAATAATATTGCCTGATTTAATCCACGGCAAGTATTCCGTGCCGCATGTTAAATCGAGATAATAGCTGTCGTTATCTTCCTTATGGACTGTAGCTTTCAACGGCTGGATTACTTTGTCGCCGTTAGTGGTATAAGTCTTGTCTGTAGGGCTAAAGATTCTAAGCATGTGTACCTCCTTGTATTAATGATATGTGGGAAAAACGACACGCCGAAGTTGCGTCCACACTGGATAGGTGTATAGTGATAGATATCAACCGGGAACCACGGAAAGGAAGCCCCAAATGACCACCGAAATCAACACCAAGCTCCAAGGCACCGAGAAGCAAATCGCATGGGCAGAAGACATCCGCCAGACCATCACCGACTACTACGACCAGAAGCTCAACCATCTGGCGGAAATCCACGCCGACGACGAAGCCAAGGTGGAAAAGTACACGAAAGCAAAGGAAGCCATGCACGAAACCGCCGAATCCATCGACAGCGCCGAATGGTGGATCAACCACCGCAAGCCGCTTTCCATCGGTCTCGGAGGCGGATACGCCGACATCAGCAAGACGGCTATCATCCGCCACCCGGAGCTTGAAAACATCAAGCTCCTGCGGAAGGCGGCAAAGCTCAGCCACATCAAGTGAAAAGGACACGCCATGAAAGACAAACTCGAAACCCTCAGCATCATCCTCATCCTCATCGGCATGCTCATGGCGATGAACGTAGACCTGACACGCATATACCTGAATCTCATAGGAGTTGGAATCGCGGTCATCGGAATGGTCATCCTGCACGCCATCGGCAGGGACGCATGATATACTGTGCCTGTCGGGAAAGTCCCGACCTCATTGTGCAAAGTGGCGCGGGAAACCTTAGTAAAATCACCCGCGCCACTATTATTCTCAATCGATTCTCAGCACCTGACCAACCCGAATCAGATTAGCGTTCCTGATGCCGTTAATCCGCTGAAGCCGCTGCCAAGTCGTACCGTACCGAGCGGCAATACCTGAGAGTGTATCCCCGGGACGTACCGTGTAAGTCCGCGACTTGTGACCACCGCCCAGCTTCTGATTCACCAGCTTCTGCACAGCGGCATAGCGATTGCCCAGCGCACGCTTGCGAGCGTCACCATCACCGAATCTACCGGCAATAACCTCGTCTGCAAGCTGATTATCAGACTTGCCAGCGAGCGGGTCAACCGGTGCAGGTGCCGGAGCCGGAGCCGGAGTGCCGGAAGCACCAGCA